TGAAACATTATGGTTTTGATGGTTCAGATCACTTCAGATATGCGAGGATTTTTTAATGAGTTGGGTTTCAGCAGCAGTATCAGTAGCAGCAGCAAGACAAGCAAGTGCAGCAGGTAAATTTAATCAAGCTATACAAAATCGTAATGCACAAATAAAAGAACAAGAAGCTCAGTTAATAGAAAAACAACTTGAATTTGATTTAGCACAATTTGATAAAAAATTTGCAAGATTTCAAGGTGAAACTAAAACTAAAATATTAAATTCAGGTGTTGAATTATCAGGATCAGGTTTAAGAATATTAAGAGCAAATGCTGAACAAGCTGAATTAGAAAAAGATATTATGGATTACAATGCTAAAACAAATCAAGCAAGAACCTTTGAGGAAGCAAATTTTGCTAGGATGCAAGGACAAGTTGCTAGAAATAATGCAAGAGCAGCTGAATTAGGATATTATGCTCAAGCAGGTGAAAGTTTATTGAGAGCTTACGGATAATTATGCCAAAGATACCAACATATACTACACAAGGTAGACCTACAGCTGAAACTTCAGGTGTTACTTCTAATATTAGTATTTCACCAACAGCAACTGTTGCAGCTAGATTATTACCCGCTGCTGAAAAAACTTCAAATTATTATATTAAACAAAGAGACAATACTGAAAAGTTAGAAGCAAAAAAAGTTGTTTTAGATTTAAAAGCAGATGCTGATAAAATTATTCATGCTCAAAAAGATAATCCTAATGAAGAAGAAGCAATTAAAATTTATAATGAACAGTTTAAACCTATTCTTGAACAAAAATTATCAACTATAAAAAACAAAAGAGTAAAAAAATTAATTCAACAAGGAATTGATTTAGAAAATTCTGAAAGTGTTTATCATCTTAAAACAAATTCATTTAAAGCATACGAAAAAGAAAGTAATAAAGTTTACAATGATGAGATGGCGGTTGGAGTAAATAAATATAAAGCAACAGATAATCCAATATTAAAAGTTAAATATAAAACAGATTTAAAAGATAAAGCAGAAAAATTTAATCAAGAACATATGCTTGGAAAAAATGATCTTAAAAAAAGATTTGAAGCAATAGATACAGTTTTACTTTTAACAGATGCAGATTCTTTTATTGGTTTACCAAATGCTGAAAAGCAAATAGCTAATTTAGATTCATCTTTAAAAGGAGAAACATTTTTATCTAATGAAGATTTTAATAAAAGTATTTATAGTTCTTACGAAGCCAAAATAAATAGTTTAGCTGTAGAGGGTGATCCTAATGCAGATTATGATGAAGCTCTTAGATTAATTAACGAGCTAGAAAATTTTAAAAGATATAATGGTAATAAAGTTATTTCAGGAACTCGTGAAAAATCTTTTGCACAACTAAAAGAAAAAGTTTTAGGTGAAAGTATAAGACATGAAGATAAAGTTGAAAAGATACAACAAGGTAATGCTTTTTTTGAATATTCTCAAGGTCAGAAAAAAATAATGGAAACAACTTTTTACAATCAGTTTGATGCTAGTTTAAATAAAGCAGCTAATAAAGAAAAAGCATTTGAAGCTGGTCAAGAATATGATCTAAGAATTGATGAATACCTTTCTGCAAATCCCGATGCTGCTTATCCTGAACAACAGCAATTTGCAAGAGAACTTAGAATGAATATTATTGATAAATATAATGAAATAGATGTAGAAAAAATAACTGCATTTAATTTAACTGATAATAGATTTAATATTACTAGAGAAACAAAAAAAGTACAGGAATTTTTTGATGCTTATAAAGATAATCCTGAAGAAAAAAATATTTTAAAAACATTAGCTAAATTAAATGGTTATGTTCAAGAAAATGGAAAACCTGATGTTGGTGCTTTTATGAATGATTATGTCAAAATTCTTAAACAAAGAAAAGAAGGTTAATTGTGGCAGATACTCCACTTAATAAAGAAACATTAGATTTTTTTAAAACATATAATGATGGTATTAAAAAAATAGAACCTGTAAATTCAGGTTTGATAACTAATCCTGATGAAAAAGATTATAACTTTTGGCAGAAAGCTGGTCGTTTAGGTTTGTCTGCTGGTCAAGGTGTAGTTAATGCTGTTGAAGAAATGGGTGATTTTGCAGATAAAAATATTGTGTCATTAGGTGGATTAGAGTTTGGTGATAAAGATGGTAAAGTTACATTTAAAGATTTTATACCTAAATTCATTTCACCTACTAAATGGAAAGAAGAAGAATATTCAAAAAAAAGACAACTGCCTATATTTCACCAACCTGAAGGACTCGCAGAAAATATGACAGAAGGTGCTTCAAGATATGTTACAGGATTTATAGGACCTAATAAATTTTTTAAAGCAGTAGGTCTTGCTGGTGGATTTGTAAAAACAGGATTAAGAGGTATGGCGGCAGGAGGAGTTTCTGACCTTACTGTTTTTGATCCTAACGAAGGTAGGTTAGCAGATATGTTAGTTGAGTTTGATAGTCCTGTTTTAAATAATGCAGTAGCTCAATATTTAGCAACAGATGAAAATGATACTGAAATGGAAGGTAGGTTAAAAAATGTTTTAGAGGGTATGCTTATTGGTGGACCATTTGAAATATTATTTGGTCTTAAAGCATTTAAAAAAGCAAAAGCAACAAAAGACTTTGCAGAGAAAGAAAAAATTTATAAAGAAGCTGGTGAAGCCATTAGCGATCTTAAAAAAGGTAAGAAAACTAAAAAAGTTTTAAAACAAATAGCAGAAAACAATGATGCTATTAATATGAAACAATACCTTAAAAAACTTAATATTGGTAAAAAAGAAGCTAAAAAAGAAACAGAATCTTTTATTAAAAAGATATTAAATACAAAATCACTTAAAAATTCTGCTCAAGTTTTAAAGACTATAGATGATGTTGCAGAACGATTTGATGAAACAACAAAAGATTATTTACAAAACGATGTTTTAAAAAATTCAGAAGCTGAAGAGTTAGCAACTTTAATGTCAAGAGATAAAAGTGAAATTTTGAAAGCATTACCTAAAGAAGGTGAAAGAGCTAAAACAGCAACTGTAAGAATGATTGCATCAAAACAAATACTTCAAGAATTAGCTTTTCAATTAAAAGAAACATCTCAAAAATATATAAAACAATTTGGTAGAGATACAGACAAATGGACTAAACAAGCAAAAGAAGAAGTCGCATTACAATCTGAATTACTTAGAAATACTTTTGTAGCTCTTAAAGATCAAATTAGAGGTGCTGCTAGAGTTACTCAAGCTGGTAATATTAAAGTTGTTAGATCAGAAGGTAAAATTTTAGATGTACAAAAAATGGTAGATATTATTAAAAATTTTGAAGGAGACTCTGCAACAATGGCTAAATTAATAAAAGATGCACCTTTAGAAGAAGTTGTTAATGCTGTTTCAAAATCAAAAGATCAAAGAGCTATAGAAGTATTTAACTCTGTATATATTAACTCATTATTGTCTGGTGTATTTACACAAGCACTTAACTTAAAGTCAGGTATTTATGAAGCTCTTATTAGACCTTTAGAACAAATTACAGGTGGAGTTGTAAGAGCTGATACTAAAGCAATACGATTAGGCTTTGCTCAGTATTCAGGAATGATGTTGCACATGGGTGATATTGTTAAAGCAACTCACCTAGCTTTAAAACAAGGAGATGCTATTCTTGATCCTCTTGCTAGAACACAAGACAATTTAGAAATTGTAAATGGAAAAGCTATTAGACCTATTAGTGGTGCTAATCTTGGTTTTGATGGTAGTGTTGGTACAGCAATAGATTGGGTAGGTAAAGTTCTAGAATTACCATCAAGACTATTAATGACAGGTGATGAATTTTTAAAACAATCTAATTATAGAGGTAGACTTTATACCAATGCTTTAGAAAATACTATGGATAGAGGTTTAGATATTACTTCAAAAGAAGGCAAAGCTAATATTAAAAGAATTTTTAATGAAGGTTTTACTAAAAATGGTAATGCAAATATTAAAGATAGCTCTATTAATGAAGCTGCTTTACAATATGCAAGGGAAGCAACTTATACTAATACATTAAAAGGTGGTTCTAAATGGGATTGGGGAGCTAAAATACAAACTTTTTTAAATAATTCTCCTGAATTTAGATTTATGGCTCCGTTTATTAGAACACCTACTAATCTTTGGAGACATATGTCTAATCGTATTCCTGGATTAGGTTTAACAACAAAACAAAATCAAATTTTATGGAGAAGTGGAGATCGAAGAGCTAGAGCAGAAGTATTAGGTAGACAAATGTTTGGTACAGCTGTTGTATTTTATGGCATTCATTTAGCTACAGAAGATGTAGAAGATAAAAATGGTAAAAGATTTCCTAAAATTACAGGTAATGGACCATCTAATTTTCAAATCAAAAAAACTTGGTTAGCTAATGGTTGGCAACCATATTCTATTGCACAAAAAAATAAAGATGGAACAATAACATATAAGCAATACAATAGAATGGACCCTCGTTTTATGATTTTTGGATGGATAGCTGATATAAAAGAAAATTTTGCTAATATTAACGATCAAGATAAAGAAAGTATAGCTACAGCAGCTATTTTAACAGTAATGAGAAATGCTGCTAACAAAACTTATTTAAGAGGTATTTCAGATGTTGCTGAATTAATTGGAGACCCTACAGAAAATAAAGTAGAAAGATTTGTAGGAAGTGTGGTTGGTAATTTTATACCTTATGCTTCATTAAGAAATCAAGGTATACCTGGTATATTAGAACCTGAAAAAGAAGCATATGAAACTAGAGGTTTTGTAGATCAAATTTTATCTCGAACAGGATTAGGAGAAAAATATTTAGACCCTAGAAGAGATATTATTACAGGAGACCCTATACAAAAAACACCAAGCAGTTTATATTTTAATCCTGAGGGAGTTTTATCATTTTCTTCATTTTTACAAGGACCATCATTAGTTGGTAGACAAATAGATGTAAAAGATAATCCAGTAGCTTATGAAATAGCAAGACTAAGAATACCTCTTACACCACCACAAAAAATAAAAAATAGAGTAGTTGATTTAACTGAGTTTAAAAAAGATGGTCAGTCAGCTTATGATTATCTTATGGAAAACACAGGTAAAGTTAAAATTAATGGTAGAACTTTTCAAGAGGAAGTAGTAAACCAAATGAACTCTACTTTTTATAAAAATCGTCAAGAAGGTAATGTAAATTTTGATGGTGGAAAAGAGATGGTTATTAAAAAAGTTTTTAAGGCTTATAAGGATAAAGCATTTTTTGATATGATAAAAAATTATCCTGAAGTCAAGAAAGCAATTATTCAAGCTCAAAAACAAAAATTTGAGCTTTTAGGTAAAAGTAAAGAAGGAGAATCGGATCAAATAAATACCCTATTACCTCAATAATGTGGTATTGAGTAATAAAAGTATTTAATATATAGAAATAAAATATGACAGTATCTTCAACAACAGTAAAAAACTCATATTCAGGCAATGGCTCTACAACTGAATTTGCCTACGCATTTAAGATATTTGCAGACACAGACCTTCAGGTCATTATCCGTTCCTCAACAGGAACTGAAACAACAAAGACTCTAACAACACACTATACAGTTTCTGGTGCAGGAGATGCTTCAGGTGGAAATGTAACTTTCACTTCTGGCAATAC